CAAATAATGATTAAGAATAAAGTTCTTTCGCAGCTTACAGGAACTACAGGCGAAAAAGTAATAGTAGCATTTAACAATAACGCAGATTCTAAAACTACAGTAGATTCTATGCCTGTAAATGACGCGCCTGATTTGTACTCAACGTTAAGCGAAGAAGCTATGCGAAAAATAATGTTAGGGCATTCTGTAACAAGTCCGCTTTTATTCGGCGTAGCTAACAGCAACGGATTTAGTTCTAACAGCGATGAACTAGAAAGCAGTTTTGTATTGTTTAATAATATGGTCATTAAGCCTATTCAGGAAATTTTACTAGACGCATTTGAAGAAATACTAGCGTTTAACGGCGTAAGCTTAAACTTATTCTTTAGAACTTTGAAGCCTTTAGAATTTACGGATTTAGAAAACGCACAAACTACGGAACAAGTACAAGAAGAAACAGGGCTTGAATTAAGCGAAGAACCAAAAGAAAAAAGCGCACTAGATAAGTTCATAGAAGACGCAGGCGAAGAACCGCACGAAGATTGGTTACTAATAGACGAATTCGAAGTAGACTACGACACGGACGAACAAGAAAACGAACTATTAAGTAATGAGCCTAAACAAAGCCTTTTAAGCAAAATAGTAAATTTAGTTAGTACAGGAACAGCAAGACCGAATAGCAAAAGTGAACAAGATGAAAACATAGACGGCTTTAAGTTTATTACTAGGTATGTTTACGCAGGCGAACAAAAGGAAAATTCAAGAGACTTCTGTCAAAAAATGATGAAAGCAGGAAAGATTTATAGAAAAGAAGATATTATTCAAATGGGAAATCTACCTGTAAATAAAGGATGGGGACCGAAAGGCGCAGACACTTATTCTATATGGCTTTATAAAGGCGGTGGCAATTGTTACCACAGATGGAACAAACAAGTTTATGTAAGTTTCGAAGGCTACGGAATAGACGTAAACAGCCCAAAAGCAAGCAGAATAGCAGGGCGTAAAGCTGAACAGTACGGCTACGTTATTAAGAATCCAAAGCTAGTAAGTACAAGACCAATAGATATGCCGAATCAGGGCTTTTTACCTAAAAATAAATAACGATGGCAGAAGCACTTTTAATAACACGAACAGACCTAGTAAAGTTTACGGCTATGAATGGCAACGTAGACACGGACAAATTTATTCAATATATTAAGATAGCTCAAGACATTCACATACAGGGCTATTTAGGAACTGACTTACTAGATAAAATAAAAGCAGACATAGTAGCAAGTACTTTAACAGGCGACTATTTAACGCTAGTAGAAACTTATATAAAGCCTATGCTTATTCATTGGGCAATGGTCGAATATATGCCCTTTGCAGCGTACACAATCGCAAACAAAGGCGTTTATAAACACAGTTCAGAAAACAGCGAAAACGTAGATAAAATAGAAGTAGACTTCTTAATAGAAAAAGAACGTAAAATAGCTGAACACTATACACAAAGATTTATAGACTATATGTGTTTTAACCAATCAAAGTTTCCTGAATACAATACAAACAGTAACGGCGATATGTACCCAAACACGGACACTAATTTTTCAGGATGGGTTTTATGAAGCAATACAGACCAAAAGACGAAAACATAAAAAAGTTAAAGCTATACTTAAAAAAACTAACAAATGGCAGAAAAGAAAATAAGTCAACTAACAGCAAAAGGAACTAATTTAGCTTCTACGGATTTGATTCCTATTGCTGAAAGCGATGGATTAGGCGGCTATGTTACTAAACATATTACAGGCTCTGAAGTAATAGGCGGTGCAGGTAGTACAACTATTTACAACGGCGATAGTTCTTTAAGCGGAAATAGAATAGTAGATTTAAACGCAAACGCTTTAGTATTTGACAATGGGCAGGGAGTAGAAATAACAAACGTTAAAACTTTTGGAACAGAAGTTACTATTCCATCTACTTTAATTCCTAACTATGGAGTAAAACACGACGTAGATACTACTAATTGGGCTTCTGACAATACGAAAAGAATTTTCCAAGTAAAAGACACTAACTTAAATACTATTGTTTTAGCTGCTATGAATGGCGGACGTTTATTAATTAACGAAGCGTATTATTTGCCGAATGCAGACGGAACAGCAAATCAAATCTTAACAACTGACGGCGCAGGCGCTGTAACTTTTGAACACGCTACTATAAGCAAAGTAGCCAACGGAAACACGATAGTAGAAGTAAGAACTTCTTCAGACCTTCCTAGTACTTTAGCAGCAGACACTACTTACTTAATTAGAGGTACTATAAGCACAAGTACACAAATCAGCGTAACAAACGAAGGAAGCCAAATAATAGGCTACGACAGAACCAAAGATAAAATAGAATTTACAGGTACTACAGGACAAACACTTTTAACGATTACAGACGTAAGCTTTTCAATGTCTAACGTTTGGCTTTCTGCTACAAATTCAGGAAGCTCTTTAATAGATGCTACTAATGTAGCTGCAAGCGGTTATAACAATTCAAGAGATTCTATTCTTTCTTTTGTAAATGTTCAATTTAGAAATTGTTACGATGTTTTAGACATTAAAGGATTCGATTTAGTAGACTTTAATAACTGTTTGTTTTTTTATATTGAAGCTACAAACTTTGGCTGTAGATTTCAAGACGTTTCAAAACTAGAAATTAGTTCTTGTGAATTAATACGATGGTTTGACGAAACAAGTTTACCAACGCCAAGCGGTTACGCTACTGTTCCTATGATTGAACTACAAGCAAATAATTTAGCTTCGTTCGGCGCTGTAAATATAAACGGCTGTATTATACACCCACAGCAAACACAAGACGGAATAAATATAAGCACAAGTTCAACGACAGGATTCGGAACTATTGCAGCGAATGCTTTTGTAAATGCAGGTTTAACTACAGGCGTAGTTTTCAATCCTACTTTAAGCGGATTGCCTGACTATTCGCAAACGGCTACTTACAAGTATGATGTATTTTCAAATCAAGGCGTTTTAAATTCAACTTCAGGCGCGGTTATGACTGTAAGCGGAAACACTACAGCTACTACTTTAGCAATAGCAACGCCTACAGCAATCGATACAGGAACTTTAGCAACTGCACAAGCGGCGGTTCGTTATACAGTAAGCACAGGCGGACGTTTAACCTATGACGGAACTAAACAGGTTTTCGTTTCTTTACACGCTACAGTTAGCTATCAAAAGCAAGGCGCAGGAACAGACGATTATATTTTTAGTTTATATAAAAACGGAACTTTATTAACAGGCTCTGAATTAACAATTTTAGCAGGTGCTTCTACAGCTGACGGAATTATTAGCTTTGCTTACGGAACGTTAATGAATCAAAACGACTATATAGAAATTTATGTTGAAAATCCTACTACTACAGATGGAATGTTAGTAAAAGATTTACAATTTGTAATAAGAGAATAATATGGCAAATACTATAGATTGGGGGCAAGGCGCAGTAAATAATACTATTGATTGGGGCAAAGGAAAAACGAATAATACTATTAATTGGGGCGCTATTTATGACGATACGCCTGCAGGAGAAACTAACATAATAGGAAGCGGAGGCGTAACGCCTTTTGTTAATACTTATTCAATGTCGCTAGATGGCGTAGACGAATACTTTGATTTAGGAACTGCAACTAATTTACAGCTAGTAGATGACTTTTCAATAAGTGTTTGGATAAAAGATTCAAGCGCATTGAATAGAGGGATTATATGCTGTGGAGATAGAAGTTCTACGAGCGGATGGATGTTATACAGAAATTCAGGAATGAAAGCTGTTTTTTCGTTATATACTGTAAACAATAAAAACGCAATAAGTACAAGCTCAATAAATACAGGAACTTGGACAAATATAATCGCTACGTTCGAAAAGAATGGAACAGCAAATCAACAAATAAAGATTTATATAAATGGAACTTTAGAGGGGCAGGGCGGTTGGCTATCTACACAAACGCCAACTTATGCAGGAACTATTTATAAACAAATAGGATTTCCGTATGCAGGAACTAATGAGTTTGAAGGATTAATTGATGAAGCAAGTATTTATAATAGACTATTAACAAGTCAGGAAATAAGCGAAATTTCAGCAACGCCTATAGATTTGAGTTCATACAATCCTTTGTCTTGGTGGCGTATGGGTGACGGCGATACGTGGAACGGAAGTACTTGGGCATTAACAGATAATGGCACAGGCGGAAATAACGCTACTAGCGTAAATATGGAAGAAGCAGATAGACTTCCAATATCTCCAAATTCATACACTCAAAACAGTTTTTCTTTTGATGGGGTGGATGAAAATTTCACAGCAGGAAACCCTTCTAGTTTACAAATTACAGGCGCTTTAACTTTGTCAGCTTGGGTAAAAACAAGTAATAATTCACAGATACAAACTATTATAGGAAAAGACGGCGTAAGTACAGGAACACGAAGCTATTTATTAAATTTAGCAACCACAGGAGAAGCTAGATTTTTTGTTTTTAAAAGCGGTTCAAATACAAGCGTTTTCAGTACTACTCAAATCAATGACGGTTTGTGGCATCACGTTTTATGCGTAAATGATGGCGCAGACTTAAAAATGTATATTGACGGAACATTAGAAAATACAACTATCGGAGGCGGTGGCACAATGCTTAACGGAACTTCATATTTTGCAATAGGTAGGCGCGAAGCAAATACGCCTTCAAACTACAATTTTTTTGTAGGAAATATAGAAGAAGTTTCCGTTTTTAATAGCGACCAAAGCTCAAACATATCAACTATATTCAACAACGGAGTTCCGCAAGATATAAGTTCACTTTCTCCAATATCAAATTGGAGAATGGGTGAGTCTGCAACTTGGAATGGAAGCATTTGGACAATGACTGACCAAGGAAGCGCAGGAAACAATGCTACTTCAGTAAATATGGAAGAAGCAGACAAAACAGGAGACCAAGCATACGTACTTTAAAAAAATATAAAATGACAAAAACAAACACTTACGCTATAATCGACATAAACGACATTACAAGCGTAGATTTTAGCCAAGTCGAACAGAACAGCGCGGACACAGTAAGAAAGTCGTTAGACGGCTTAAAATTCGTTTTAAAATGGAACGAAGAACCTACATTTATCACTGACGGAACTATAACGCCATTACAAACGCTTACACACGCTGAATGCTTGGCTTTGATGGCTACGGCTGAATGGAGCGAACCTGAAGAATAGGCTACAAAAAGACGAATTATAAGTTTATAAAATATGCACACTAAAACCCTAGCAATACTATACTACTTAATAGGCTTTGCTTTAGGGCTTTCAATGTTCATAACAGGAAAGGAAATATACGTACGTTTAGGTGGTATGTTTCTATTAATTTATTTAACTTATAATATAATAACACAACTAGAAGAATGAAAACGCAGTTATATATATTACTTACCAAACTAAAACTAAACTCTCTCAAAATGACATCTATTGTATTTTCGTTCTTTTTGCCTATTTCAGGAATCCTTATTTTAATAGCTTTTGCAATTCTTTTAGATACTGTTACAGGAATATATAAAAGCGTACACTTAAAACAGAAAGTAACTTCAAGAGGACTTTCGCAAATAATAAGCAAAATTCTACTTTATGAAACTACAGTACTTCTATTCTTTTTAATAGACAAGTTTTTAGTTAGTGACATTATAGCGCAGTTTTTTAGTATTGAATTTCTAGTTACTAAAGTACTTGCGTTAGTTCTTGTTTCTATAGAAGTCGTTTCTATTAACGAAAACTATAAGGCAATCTACGGAAAAGATTTATATAGCGCTATGAAATTATTATTTAGACGCGCTAAAGAAATTACTTCTGAATATAAAAATATCAATGAGAAAG